AGGATTGGGAAAACACCCGGATTCCAAAGGAAAAGAGGGCGAAAATAACAAAGGGGTACGGGTGGTTGATGCGCAACCCAAGACGTGTTATTGAATTTCCGGTTAAGGGGCAATTGGGTATCTATAATCTCGTATATACAAAAGGTTGTATTGTCGAATATCCTAAAGTTATGGTATTGGATAAAGAGGCATACAATAAAATAAAAGAAACGTATTAGTTTGTTGTATTATGGTTTAATATTATCTTTGCAAAAAAAAGATGGAAAATTGGAAGTTTATAAACGCTAATTATGAAGTTTCAGACAAAGGTAATATAAAGTCTGTAAATTATCGGGGAACGGGTAAAAGTGCGATACGAAAGCAATCTATTAGTAAAAACGGATATATGCGGGTAATACTATCAGATAATGGTAAAAACAAAACATATTTCGTTCATAGATTAGTTGCGGCGGCTTTTATTCCGAACCCGGACAATTTGCCGGAAATAGACCATATCGACGGCAACCGAGCCAATAACGATGCGACTAATTTACGTTGGTGTACGAGAAAGCAAAATTTGAATTATCAAAAAGCAATTAATAATAAACGTGAAACCATGAAGAAAGTAAATACATGGTTTAAGAAAACCGGAAAAGATAATCACAATGCAAAACCCGTTTATCAATATGATTTAGAGGGTAATTTTATAAAGAAATGGGATTGCATACATGATGCGCAAAGATGCGGTTTTAATCATGGAAATATTATTAGTTGCTGTAAGGGACGTTTAAAACATTATAAAAAATATATTTGGAGATATGAGTAAAAAACAGGTTGGAATTATCCGCAACAATGGCGACGTACATACGGCGCAAATTGGGTTTCATATCGGACGGGTTGGCGTCTATTTGTACGCCCGTGAATATTGGCAATATCATAGTTGGCAATTTGGGGTATCCATTGACGCAATAAACGGTTACGACCGTTATTTGGATTTTGAGTTGAAAGCGTTTTGTTTCGGCGTTGGCATACGGTTTATATGGATTAAAAGAAAGGTAAAACGATGAAAGCAAAGATTTTATTGTTATCTTTGGCAACGCTTTTGTTGGGGGCGTGTCAAAGCGAGAACGAACCAACGGAAACATTTTATTTACTACAAAAATCCGAGAGCATGGAAGAAAGAAACGAGTTTGTAACGAATACCACGGCGGCAATGATACAGATAAACGCCCCCCGGTATAATTGCGAGATTGTCGAAACCGCATTAGCGGGCGGCGATAGGGTACGAATTTGCGTAAAAGGCGCAAAGGACGATTTGGACGCATTGTTTGACTATGTAAGCGAAGCGGGCAAACAATGAGAGTTAAGCAACCCGAACCGTTCGACCCAAATAGAGAGTACAACCCCGGCGAACGTTGTGTTTACCGGGGTATGGTATTGATTGCTGAGAAATGGACGGCGGCGGATGCACGATTAGCCAACAACAACCCCGCAATATTTACGCAACGTTGCGTTCGATGCAAAATTAAAAGGGAAGATTGCCCCGGAATTGGTAGGCAATGCGATAAATTCCATAGGAGCGACCGGAAAACGATTTATTGGCGTTTGTTGCGTATCGTCGGGGGATTTAAGGGCGTCGAAACATTGGAATTTAATTATAACGGAACAATTGCCGGGGTTAAGGTTAAAGCCGCCCCGGATAGTAATAACAAATAAATTTTTAGAGCGATGAACAAACAAGTATTAAGCCCCTTTGATTGCGATATGTGCGCAATGATTGAGGACATTACAAAGCAAGAAATTGAGGTTACAGCGTCCGACACCTCAATACGTTTAAGTTGGGCGCAAAATGGAAGCGAGGGAAACGATAAAGCCGAGGGGCAAAGGATTGAGGCGTTAAAACAGGCAATCCGGGGACGATTGGGCGACCGCTTTATTGAGTTCTTTTATGACGATGGGAGGCAATCGGTTTATATGAAGTACGACCCGGAGGAATACCCGGAGGAAATGCGCACCCGTTTAGTTGACCCGGACGCCACGGCGGGGACCCGGTATTGTCGCACCTTGTTAGAGGTTGACGCAATCCAATTTAGACGGGACAACGTGGACGACGTTTTGAGATTTACCGGAGGCGGAACGGTTACGACGCCCCGCACCCCGAACGGCAAAGCAATGTTTTCTTTTCCCGATGGCAACGGCATATTCGTTGACGTGCCGGAAAGTTGGTACATTATCCGGGAATTGAACGGACGATTTACCGCACGCCCGGAAAAGGATTTTAAACGAGAATTTGAACCCAAAGGAACCCCCGCCGAGAATTACACGGAGCAACCCGCCCGTCCGGTTGTTGCTCAAATTGCTAATCTGTTTAATGAGTTGTTCGGAACAAACATTGCGTCCCGTTGCCGGAAAATGGAGGAAGAATTTAACGAGTACAAAGCGGCGGTTAAACACGCATTGCCCGAATTTGACGACCCCGGACGAATGAACGCTGTAATTGATGAATTGGCAGACCTTAACGCCGTCGTTTTTCATTCCGCCGCAATATTGGGAATAACCCAACGGGAATTGTTGGAAATGGCATACGACAAAGTAAAAGGACGCCAAACCGACCCGATGTATAAACGGAAACACCCGCACGAAAAAAAACAGCCCCCAACCCCGCAAGAAAAAGCCGTTGACGTTGTACACGGTATTTCGCCGGGTTTGCGTTATATGGTTGACGAAAGATTGGAACAACTGTTTTTAGGGCGTAATGTTGAACATGACAACAAAGAAAATGCCGCCGGGGAATTATTGGACGTTGCCGCCGCATTGATAAAGAACGACCCGGATTATTTCGGACGTTCCGGTTGGTCGTGGGATTGGTGGAAAAAGACAACGGCAAAACCGGAACGGGAACGATTGGCAATTGCCGGGGCTTTGGTAGCCGCCGAGATAGACAGAGAGGAAACAAACCGGGTTGCATACGAAAATGAGATTGCCGCCCGTAATACTAACGATAAAAATTAAAGAGCGATGAAAGAAAAGAGTTTTGCAAAAGAGTTGGCGGAATTGATTAACCGCCACAGTATCGACGCCAAATTTGAAACGGCGGACGACATTTTGGCAACCGTGGCGATTGATGCGTTGAACGCATACGCCAAAGCCAAACAGACACAGGAACGCAGAAACAACCCGGAAACCGACGATTGCGATTGCCCGGCGTGTCAAATGCGCCGAGCGTTGGAGGCAAAGAAAGCCGCCCGCATGAAGCCCGGCGGGGAATACAAGAAACCGGAGGCGTTCGACGTTCCAAAGGAGGTGCAAGCAATGGCGGATTTTTTCGGGGAAATGTTTCCCGGAACCGAAGTTGAGATACACCGGATAGAACCCCGGAGAAAGCCACGGGATAAACGCCGGGCAAAGAACAAACGTAATAATCGGAAAGGAAAAACCATTTGAGGAATGAAAAAGGGAAATAATTGTTCCGGTACAATCCCGGATAAGTTGACCGGATGCGCCCCGGATAATCGGACACCCCAAAAGATATGCGGGACGTGTCGTTATTTTAACCCGGAATATCCGATAAACGGGAAACCCCGCCCGGTATGTTTAGCGTTGAAAGAAACCAAAGACGGGCATACGTATAAAATCACATTAGGAGTTGAACCGCATTTTCATTGCTCAAACGGAAAGTATGAAAATGGAATAGGACGATAGAGCAATAGCCTCGGAAACAAAGCCGGGGTTTTGCCGTTTATATACGTGAGATTACAAACGTTTGGCAACGTACCGGAAAAGCCGTAAATTTGCCCCGTAGTTAAGAGATAACTATAAAGACAATAAAAGTATTGAGTTAATAACAAAACCCGCTTAAAACGAAAATTCCCCGAAAATAACAAGCAAAGGGAAAGCGACGTTTGAGAGGAAAGCAAAGAAATTTGGCTTTGCCGTTATAAAAAGGTTTGAAAATGGAAGCAAGTAAAAGACAAAGGGGCGGACGCCCGAAAATGTGTAAACGAACGAAAGACCAAAGGGAGTTTGATTTGGCTTTTTGTTCAAATCTGTTTTTGCGTGGTTACACGTATAGGGAGATTTCGGAACGATTGAACGAGGAAAACGCCCGGCGGGGCGTAGGTTATACCATAACAAAACAAATGGTATATTGGGATATGCAACAATTGCTAATTGAGTGGAAACGTGAACGTATGGAAAATATAGACGATTACGTTACGCAGGAATTGCGAAAGTTGGATAAAATGGAGGTTGAATTGTGGGAGGCGTGGGAGCGTTCCAAGACCGGAAAATTGAGAGAGAAAAACAGACAGAACGCAAAGCCACGGAAAGTATTAGAGGATGGCGATAACCCGGAATATTACGGATATGAGGAAACCACAACGGAAACGTCCGCCGGGAACCCACGGTTTTTGGATTTGCTTTTGAACGTGCAGCAACGCCGGGCAAAGATGTTGGGATTTGATGCGCCAATTAAAGTTGAGATACCGGGGTTAAAAGAAAGTATAAACGGCGATGCGCCGCAATATGATGTAACAGCAATCCCGGATGATTTGTTGTTTGCCGTTGCGGACAAATTACAGTCGGCAGAGTATAAACGAGTATTGGAAGAAAAGGGGGTAACAGATGGCAATGCGTAAAAAGACAACAGCAGCAGCAAAGGAACCGGAGTATAAAAACGAAATATGCGACAATTGCGAGTTATCCAAATGGGTAACGCATTTGCACCAACATTTTGACCATGCCGGAAAACCCATTTGTTTAACGTGTCCCCATGAGCAATATTTTATTGTGCGTGGTCGTAGAGCGTGCCAACATTTTGTAAAGAGAAAGGAGAAAAGCAATGAATAATGAGCAATTGTTGAAAATGTACGCCGCAATTAAAGATAATCCGGGCGAAATAGTAAAATGCGCAGCCCGTCGGCGTCTGATAAATTTTTCCCGGTACCTTAAACCGGATTTGGTTTTAGAACCGTTTCACGTTGTGTATTATACGTTGTTGGATATGTTTGCGCATGGATTGATACGTAAAATGATTGTTCAAATGCCGCCGCAACATGGAAAATCGGAGGGGTCAAGCCGAAATTTACCCGCATTTATGTTGGGGTTGAACCCGGACACAAAAATTTGTATTGGTTCGTATGCGGCAACAATCGCACGTGATTTTAATCGTGACGTGCAACGAATAATTGACACGCCAAATTACCGTGATTTGTTCCCGCAAACGTATTTGAACGGTTCAAACGTCGTTACGATGACAAACACGTATTTACGCAATTCTGATGTTATCGAAATGGTCGGGCATAAGGGTTCATTACGTGTTGTTGGTCGTGGTGGTGCGTTGACGTCAAAGACCGTTGACGTTATGATTATGGACGACGTTTACAAAGATTATTCCGAGGGAAACAGCCCGATTGTACGTAATGCAGCGTGGAAATGGTACACGACCGTTGTAAAAAAGCGTTTGCACAACAAATCGCAAGAACTGATTGTATTTACCCGATGGCATGAGGAAGATTTGATTGGTAAGATTGAAAAGGGAGGCGAAAAGATTATTGATATTAAAAGTTGGGACAGCATTAAAAATATTCCGGATGGTGCATGGGTTCGCATAAACTTTGAAGCGTTGAAAACCGGGGAACCAAACGATATTGACCCAAGAGAACCGGGGGCGGCTTTATGGGAGAGTATGCACAGCCGGGCAAAATTGGAGCGTGAAAGAGCGTTAGACCCAATACAATTTCAATGCTTAGACCAAGGAAACCCCGGAAGCGCAGAGGGTAGATTGTACCGGAACCCATTCCGAACATACGTTGACAAATCAGAATGGGGAACGTATGTGCGTAGTGGTAATTATACCGATGTGGCGGATGAGGGCGACGATTATACGTTTTCGGCGTGTTACGACGTTTATAAATCCGGCAATGAAGCATGGAACGAGCAAAAGAAAAGGTTTGAGCCAATATTGTATGCCTTAATTACCGATATGGTTTACACGCAGGAAAACACAGACGTAACAGCCGTTACCGTCCCGGATATGATAAACAGAAACGGCACGCAAAAAGCATGGATTGAAAGCAACAACGGAGGTTCGGGATTTGAAAAGTTGATAAGGAAAAAGATAAAAGCAATTTCAGAACCATTCTTTCAAGGTGCCAATAAGGAAAGCCGAATAATTACAAATTCCGCAAGCGTAAACGCCCAAATTATTATGCCGTTGGGTTGGGAGGAACGTTTTCCAAAGGTATATGAACACGTAACCGGATTTTTGCGGGATTTCCCGGCAAATGAACACGACGACCCGGAGGACGGTTTGACCGGGATATATGAAAAAGAATTGGCGGACGGCGATACAAGACCATACAGCCAAGCAACAAGGGGCATTAAACGTCGTAATTAGCATTTTATTTCATATATGCAAGGATTTAGCCGAAAATATTATAACTTTGCAATAAGTAATGGGGCAAAGGGTTAGCCCCCGGAGATAATAACAAAAGTTTTAACGTTAAAAAATCTAAGATTATGGCTATTTGTAAATGCCCGGCAGCCGCAGCGTTGCCCAACATTCCAAACTTTACTTGTGCCGAGAGTTTCGGACAGATTCAGAAAGTAGCGTTCCAACGTCTTTATAAGAGTACGGGCGAACGCAATTCATTTACCACGGCGGCGGGAATTGAATTAAAAGCGTCGTGGACGCCGTTGTTATCGGCAGAGGACGACACAAAGGTTGTTGTTTCCCCGTATATCCAAGCACCGACGGCAGAGGCGGGCGCACCACGTACATTTGGCGGCGGTAACGAAACGTTGGGAGGTATTGAGGAAATTATAGGACGTGAACCAACACCGTTTACCGGAGTTATGCGAAAAATGCCGCAATCATTGATTAAAGCATTGAAAGAATTGCAGTGCGAAAGTGATTCACAGAATTTGGGCGTTTATCTGTTTGACGAAAACGGTTCAATTGGAGCATTGCAAGACCCGACAACGGCAACAACGCATTATCCAATTCCAATTCGTTCTTTGTTTATCGGCGATAAGACTTTGGGCGGATTTGAGGCACCGGATAGCAACGCAATACAATGGTCGTTCTTGCCTAATTGGTCGGATGATTTGGTTATTTTGACCCCGGAAGATTTCAACCCATTAACCGATTTGCAGAATGCAGCAGGCTAAAACAACAAAAGTGTTGTTGGAATGTACGACGTTGAAAACAACACGTGAATTTGAAATTGCCCATGCCGAAAGATTGTTGAAAATGCAAAATAACGGCGGATGGCGATTGCCGGAAAAATCAAAATTTGAATTTAGTAAAGACGATGGGATTAGATATAAGAGAAATAAAAAAGCAGATAGCGGAGCCACGGAAGCAAGCGGCGATAAGTAAAGCGATTTACCACCAAAACCGCATAAGGTTTCACGCTGAAAAAGCGTTGACGCCATACATTACGCAGCCCGTGACCGATTTTTTGGCTTATGTTTCAAATCTTATACCCGCAGACAAATTCAAAGTATTCAAAACATTGTTCCGTTACCCCGTAAAGACAAACGAGGTAACGGGCGTTTGTTTTGACAAATTGAGCCGGATTTTTGACGGTCGTAACCCGGCGTTCAATTATCAGTTTATGACGAGCGAACAACGGGACGATTGGGAGTATTACAGACAACACGTTTTGGGGGAACCCGAAATTTGGAGTACAAAGGGATGGGAGTTTTTCAAAACCGAAATTAACAGCCTTCTAATTGTTGATTTGCCGAAAGAACAATCAACAATGGATAAATACCCGGAACCGTACTTTTATTGGTTGCCGATTGAAAGTGTAATATCTTATGACGCCGACAAAACAACGGGCGTTATGAAATGGATTATATTCAAGCAGGACGACGATAAAATTGCAGTAATTGACGATGAACGTTACCGAGTATTTGCAAAAGTAAAAGAGAACATTGGGGAATTGCTGATTGATAGCCCGCACGATTTGGGTTATTGCCCCGCCCGGTTCTTTTGGAATGAGCCGTTAAGTTTGAGGGAACCCGATGTTAAGGCGTCGCCGTTAACCGAAGAATTGGAAAGTTTAGATTGGTTTCTGTTTTATCATTTGTCAAAACGCAATTTGGATATGTACGGCGCATATCCCATTTATTCCGGATATGAACAAAGTTGCGATTTTGCAAATAGCGAAAACGGCGATTATTGCGACGGCGGATTTTTGAAAGACAAACAAGGTTTTTATAAGTTAGACCAAGCGGGTTTATTGATGCGTTGCCCGAAATGTGGCGACAAACGTATTGTCGGCGTTGGTTCGTTCGTGGAAATACCTATTCCGGACGGCGACAAACAGCCGGATTTGCGAAACCCGGTGCAAGTGTTGACCGTTGACCGTAATAGTTTGGATTATAATGTTAGCGAGGAAGAGAGATTGCGAACAAATATAATTACGGCGGTCGTTGGTACCAACGAGGAAATAACAACAAGGGACGCATTAAATGAACAGCAAATTAGGGCTAATTTTGAGAGCCAAAGCACAGTATTAAACAGAGTAAAGAAAGGATTTGAAGCAGCACAACAATTTGTTGACGAAACGATTTGCCGTTTGAGATACGGCGATTTGTTTGTTTCTGCAAAAATCAATTTCGGTACCGAGTTTTATTTGTACGATGTTACCCAATTAAGAGAACGTTATAAAACGGCAAAGGAAAGCGGGGCAAGTGAGGCGGAATTGGATGCGTTGCAAAGCGAGATAATACAAACGGAATATCGAAACGACCCAACGCAAATGCAACGAATGTTGGTATTGGCAGAATTGGAACCGTACCGACATTTAACACGTTCCGAGGTAATGGAGTTGTACGGGAAACAGCTAATTACGGAGGATGAATTGCGCATTAAATTGAATTTCGCTAATTTTGTGCGGAGGTTTGAAAGAGAGAATACAAACATATTGGAATTTGGAAACCAAATACCATTTTCCAAGAAAATAGAAGTAATAACCAATAAATTTTATGATTATGCGAGTGAAAGCAGACCAAGAGGGTAAAACAAAGGACGTCGGATTGTTGGACGTTACCCCGGAAAATTTCATTGTTCCGAAAGGCGAGGAAAATTATTACCATTGCCGTATTGAAATTGAAAAATTCAATTCAGAAACGGGCGAACGAATTTCAAAACCACGTATGCAGGTTTTCGGGAAAAAATTCTTTGAAACATACGGGTTGCACCAATTGAAAAAGCAGGGTTATAAAGTTGTTGTAATGCACGACCCGAACGTTTGGGAGGCTGAAAACAGAGAAAAGATTGAGGCAAACAAGCGAGCAAAGGCAGAAGCGGAAGCAAAGGCAGCAGCAGAGGCAAAAGCCGCAGAACGTGAGAAAATGAAAGCCGAAATTATTGCAGAGTTGACAGCCGCCGGAGTTATCCCCGCAGAGCCAAAGAAAGGCGGACGAAAGCCGAAAGCCAAAAAAACAGCAGAAGCAGAGGAAGCGGCAGGCGATAGCCCGGAAAACAACGAGAATGTTTAACCATTAAAAATTACGAATATGGCACAGATTGCACAGCAAGACAATTTGGTTATTGAAGTAGCCACAACCGCCGCAGCATTGGACGGCGACACAAAGAAAAAGTTGATTGAATGTATTGAGGGCGGAACAATTACCGACGTTATTTTGGTAACAAAAGAGGTTGAAAAGAAAATCAGCCATGCACGTGTTGTTAGTTGGTTGGTTGACACAACCGGGGATTCCCCAAAATACACAATTGATATTATTAACGCAAACAGCGGAGCAGTAAAAGAAATCGCACTTAATTAATTCAAAGGGTAAGAATATTATGTTAACGAGAGAAATTTTAGTTGCAAATGCGGCTTTGTCGGGATTGTCTGACGAACAGATTACAGCGATAACAGCATTATCGCAGAATGACGAAAACAGCGTTATTGCCAAGAAAACGGGCGAAATTTACGGGGCTTTGGATGCCGATATTTTGGCGGTTTCCGGTATCGCTAAAAATGGAACCGAAAAAACGTATGATTACGCAAAACGTGTAATGGGGGAAATGAAAACAAAAGCCGATGGCGCAACCGGCCTGCAATCGCAGATTGATTCATTGACCAAGGAAAGAGCCCGTTTAGAAAAGGCAATTGCCGATGGTGCGGCAGATGCGGAAACCGTGAAAGCATTGAAGCAGGCAAAGGCAGATTTGCAGAACGTAACAACGCAGTTTACCGAATTGACAACCAGATATGAGGCAGAAAAGGCAAACCACGAAAAAGAGTTGTTCGGAGTAAAGATTGACAACGCATTGCAGACAGCCGCCGCCGGGCTTAAATTCAAAGCCGGATTCCCGGAAAGCGTGACAAAAGTAATTTTGGCGCAGGCAACCGAGAAAATCAAAGGCATGAACCCGGAATACATAGACGACGGAAAGGGCGGTAAAATTTTGGCTTTCAAAGGTGCCGACGGTGCGATTATGAGAAACCCGAATAATCAGTTGAACCCGTTCACGCCAAAAGAGTTGTTGATAAAGGAATTGGAAACAATGGGCGTTTTGGAGGTACAAAGACAGCAGCCCGGAGGCGGTACAAATCCGCCTGCAGGAGGTGCCGGAGGCGGCGGAAGTATTGTTTTAGACACGACCGGAGCCAAAACACAATCAGAGGCATACGATATTATCGCAAACAATCTGATGGCGCAGGGCATGACGGTTGGGTCAAAGCAATTTGATGAAGCTATGAGGAAAGTTTGGCAAGAAAACAATATTGGAAAATTGCCGGAAAGATAACCGGGTAATGGGTAAACCCGCATTAATAACAATTTAAAAACAAAAAACTATGAGTTTAATTGCAACGAGATTACAAAATTGGCGAGTTGAGAACCCGGAGTTAGACCGTAATATGACCCGCCCTTGCGAGTATGGCGCATTGGATTTTTTCATTGAACAGACCAACGCCGGAAATTCTATTTTGTCCCCAAATTTGCGTGAACGTGCGTTTGCCTCAATCGGCAACACGGTACAAGTTCCGGTTATCAATTACGACGGGGACGTAACTGTTGGAAATGTACGTTCGTGCATTATCCCGGATGATGAAAACACGTCCGCATTATATACGGTCGTTTGGGCTACCTATTCAGTAGGTTTCACGATGGTTCCAACGTTGTACATGAACAACGAAATTTCGTATGAACACGATTTTAACCGCAAAATGGAAAAGATTTGCCGGGCTTTGGCAAATTCATTAGACCAAGCGGCGGTTGCAGCATTGGAGGCAGGAAAAACCCAAGTGTTGAAAGACAAATTGAATTATAATTTTGCCGCAAATGTTATTGAGGTTCCAACGCAGATGGCAACCGAGATTATGGGCGATATTAACCCGATTATGCGTGCAAACTGTTATCCGGGCATGATTCACGTTGTAGGTAATGCGGGCGTTGATAGCCTTATTAGAAAGTTGGCACAACACGGCATTTATAACGACGTAAACAAGCGCATGGAGTACGAAAACAAAGTGTTCCATTACACCAACAACGTTGTAAACGAGGCAAGCAAAAACGGAACGTTCTTTGCCGTTGAGGATGGCAACGTTGGAGTATTAACCCGTGTTGACCGTGAAGCATTGCGCCGCACCCGTGCAAATTGGCATGAATGGGACGTTGTACGTTTGCCGTACATTGATTTGCCCGTTGGTTCCCATTATTACACAGCGGTTGGCGACCAATCGCAGATTGCAGGCGCAGCAAGTGCGGATATGACTTGCAACGTTAAGGAGTATTTCGGATTCAGTGTTGACGTAGCATTTATTGTTGCGTACAACAGCGACCCGGAAACCGTTGCAAATCCGGTTATCAAAGCACAGATTGCAGCCCGTGCGGAAAATGTTCCTTTTGGTATGCCTGTATATGTAACCAACGCCGGGGAATTTCCCGCCGGAGGTGCGAGCGCATAACGCCGGAGCATAACGAATTATTTAACCGAGGGGACGGGGTGGTTATCCCCGCCCCCTTATTTATTGCAATCTTAATTCCTAATATGGGAAATAAATGGGCGTTTTTATGATAAGAATAAATGAAATATGCGAAGCGTTAAAAAATGTGTGCGGGTGGGAGCAATCATACGACCCGGCAAAGGCGATAGACGACAATTTAACGCAGACGGAAAGTGGGTTGTATTTTCAAGGTGCGCACCCGCTTTTGACGTTGGATAATATGGCGGCGATTATGCCGGATGATTGGGGGCTGCAATACCCGGAATGGAACATGATATTGGCGTACAAAGCCGGGCAGAAAGTGAGCCATAACGGTATTGTTTGGATTGCTAAAATTGACAACACCGGAGAGGAACCAACGGCAAGCGATTTTAATAATGATTACAGCCGGGAGGATTACGGAAACCCATATTGGAAACCGTATAATATGTTGACGGACTTTTTGGAGAGAATGACCCGAAACGGAATTGCGACCGCAATACAGACGTTTACACAGATTAAGCAGTTGGATAAAGAAACACGTAATTTGTTGGAGCGAAAAACGTTCTTTGATGGTGCCGGACGCATACGGGCGACGTTGCAAAACAATCATAAGTTGGTAGGATTTGAAATTGTCCCGGTTCGTGCAATGGGAGTGACGGCGAAAATTGAAAAGATAGGTTTGCAAATGACCGGGGGAACCGGGGTTGTTAGAATGTATTTGTTTCATTCGTCGCAGATAGACCCAATAAAGACTTTTGATTTGAATTTTACGGTTACAAATGGCGGTTTTCAGTGGTTCCCGGTTGAGGATTGTTATTTGCCTTATATGAGCGACAAAAACAATTCCGGCGGGTCGTGGTTCCTTTGTTACAATCAAGACGAATTGCCCGCAGGGATGGAAGCAATAAACGTGTCAAAGGATTGGAGCCGGGAACCGTGCGGAACGTGCAACATTGGTTCCGTTGAGGTATGGCGAGAGTTGACGAAATATTTGCAGATTACGCCGTTTATGTACAATGCACCGGAAACGTTCGCCGATTATCCCGAATTGTGGGACATTGCATATACGATGTACACAAATACCCGGAATTATGGTTTGAATTGCGAAATAACTGTTGGTTGCGATTTGACCGATTTTGTTATTTCCCAAAGGAATTTGTTCCAAACAGTTATTCAAAGACAAGTTGCGGCGATAGCATTACGAACGTTGGCGATGAACCCGAATGTAAGAGTTAACCGCAATCAATCAAACGCAAGCCGGACAGATATTTTGTATGAATTGGACGGCAACACGTCCGGGGTTCGTCCCGGCGGGTTGGGTTATGACCTTAAAAAAGCGTATGAAGCATTGCGAATTGATACGCAGGGATTAGACCGTATTTGTTTGAGTTGTAACAATAGAGGCGTTAAATATAGGACAGTATGAAAGTGATAACCGATTTGCGAAAGAGGGTTGCGGATTTTAACGAGGCTTTGACGTCCGGGCGGCTGATACAAAACATTATTTGGGAAAACGAAGCGTACATTGTAGATTTTAACGCAGAGGAACAATTGTTTGAACAAGGTATTAACCGTTTGGGCGTCGAAATTTCGGATTATGCGCCATATAGCCCGGTAACAATAGAGATTAAGGAGGCAAAGAGACAGCCAACAAACCGGGTTACATTAAGGGATGAGGGCGATTTTGAAAGTAGCTTTTTTTTGGAAGTTGGTACAAAACAGTTTGAAATAAAGGCGTCCGATTGGAAAACGGAGGAATTAATAAAAAAATACGGTCGGCAGATATTGGGATTAACGGACGAAAATATTGCAATACTTATATGGCAATACATTTATCCGGATTTAATGAACGAAGCTAAAAAACAAATTTATGGCAAATAGGACAAAAGCCCCGGTTATTGACAACCCGGAATTGTTAGACCGGATAATTGGAAACATACAAAACGGATTGGTTGATAATTTACCGTGGTTGGACTTTGCGTTTGGCAGGGCGGAAAGACTTGTTAAGGCAAACGCAAACCAAAAACGATATTACACGCCAAACGTATATACCGGGCAAAACGATTACATGGAAGTAACGCCCGATGCAAATATTGGTAACTTTTGTTTCTTTTGGGTTGACGACCCGCAAAATGTAAGTTGGGAACCCGGCGTTGATATTGGTATAAAAACGCCATTTTCGATTATATTTTGGTTTGATTACAGAAAGATATACAACAGTGACAGCAAAAGGAATAAAGAGGATTTGAAACGGCAAATATTGGACGTTTTGAACGGCGGTTTTTGGTTGAGAAACGGAAATTATAAAATCAACAAAGTATATGAATTGGCGGAAAACATTTACCGGGGGTTTTCGTTGGATGAAATAGACAACCAGTTTTTAATGCACCCGTTCGGCGGGTTCCGCTTTGAGGGCGAATTGAGTATTGGCGAAACGTGTAAATTGTAGTTATTATGAAAGAATTTGTTTGTATCATTATTGTTGTCGCATTGATAGCGGCGTTTGTATTGACTTTGTTACGCAAATGGGGCGTTATTGAGTGGGTGCAAGTTCACGGAAACGATTTTTTTGCAAAGATGTTCAATTGTGATTTTTGTTTGTCGTGGTGGGCGTGCGTTCTGATTTGCTTTGTTGCGTTATTGATAACCGGGAACCCCGTATATTTGGGCGTTCCCTTTTGTAGTACAATGATAACACGTATTTTGTTATGAAAACGGTACAGATAAAAGGAATGAACGTTGAAATATACGATTCAATAGAGGATTTGCCAATTTTGCGATTCCATAAGTACAATAAAATGTTGTTGGTTGATGCCGGGGTTGGTTCGGATTTGGCAGACTTTGACCGACATATTGAAAAGGCAATAAGGTATGCGGCAAGCCCGACGCCGAATTTGGCGATTGCGGAGTTGCAGAATTTGCGCCAAAACGTGTATTTCGTTCAATCGGAGATTTCCCCACGGTATTTGGCATTTGCGGTATTGGTCAAATCTGTAAATGGAACGCCGTGCAATGATTTGTCCGACGATGGATTGCAGAAAACAATAAATCTTTTTTCAGACGTCCCAAATTCAGAGATAACCGCCCATTTGGAAGCGGTCAAAAAAAAAATAGACGATGAATTGCGTTTGTATTTTCCCCGGTTGTTCGATGATGCAACGTTAAAAGAGTATTACGATAAGTTGAAAAAAAGAACGATTGTTGTATTACGAACAATTATAGACGGTAGGGCAACCGAGGCAGACGCAAAAGAGATTGACAGTATTACGGCGGAATTGATAACGTATTTCAACCCGCAAGTTTATAGCGGTTCGGATGGCGTAGAGATTAAGCACGACAGACAGTTTGAAAATATGTGTCTGATATTGTCACAGAATTTGCACGTTGAGCCGAAAAGATTTACAGTTTTGGAGTATTACAACGCATTTGAGTATATAAAAGAGCAAGCAAAAAAGGCAAGCAGGCAAAAAACGCCAAAATAAGGCGATTTGAGGCGTTTTTATTTCAAGGCGGTAAATTATACATTTGAGAAAAGAAAATTGATTGTGGGGCAAATTGCCCGTAAATAACAAAATAAATTAGTCGGATATATGGCAGACAACAACAACCCAATTAAATATTCTGATTTGGTAAGCCCGGACAATTCAATTACTGATTTGATTAAACAGTTGGACGACCTATCAGACGCATATACAAATGCGCTAAAAAACATTAAGGCGGAAGCTATTCAATTGGCGGCGATTTTGCAAAAGGTTTCCGGGGCAACAGAGGATGGCAGGAAAACAACGAAAAAAGCCGCCGACGATGCGGAACGTTTGGCACGTGCGCAGCGTGATTTGGCTTTTGCTGAAAGTGAAAACGCAAAGAAGTTGGCGGAGTTGAAATTGGCGCAGCAGGAAGCCAACCAAATAAATAAATTGATTGTGAAAATAAATCAATCCGCCGAGGGTAGTTATAACAGATTATCGGCGCAATATTCATTGAATAAGATTTATTTAAACAACATGACGAAAGCCGAACGGGAAAATACCGAGGAGGGGCGAAAATTAGTTTCGCAAACAAAAGAGATATACGAGGAAATGAAGCGGTTGCAGGAGGCGACCGGGAAATTTCAATTGAACGTTGGTAATTATACCGAAGCGTCCGACGCAATTATTGCTTATGGCGACAAACTGAAAGAAACGTTGGGTTTGAATAGTTCTTTTGGGGAAAGCCTTTTGGCGTTGGGTCGTGGCGGAGCCGAAAGCAAAGCAGTTTTTACAGCAATAGGCGATGGCGCAAAAGCGTTGGGGAAAACATTGTTGGGGTTGTTGTCAAATCCGGTATTTTTAGCGATAGCAGGCATTGCGGCGGCGGGGGTTGCTTTCAAATGGTGGTATGATTACAACGCCGGATTGGTTGAGGCAACAAGGTTGACGAAACAGTTTACCGGGAAAAGTGGCGATGATTTGAAAGCGTTTAGAAACGAAGTGCAAGCCGTCGCCGATTCGTTCGACGCAGATTTTAAAGAAACATTGATTGCAACAAATGCGTTGTCAAAGCAATTTGGAATATCAGCAAACGAAGCGTTGCAGTTGGTTAAAGATGGTTTTTTGTCCGGAGCAGATGCAAACGGGGAATTTTTAGACACGTTGAAAGAATACCCGGCATATTTCAAAGAGGCTGGAATATCAGCAGACCAATTTGTTGCGATTGTAGCCCAAACAAACAAAATGGGTATCTTTTCGGACAAAGGCGTTGACGCAATTAAGGAGGCAAATTTGCGTTTGCGTGAAATGACGACGGCGACGGCGGCGGCTTTGGACGGTATCGGTATTTCGTCGGAACAAGTTCAAAAAGATTTGCAGACCGGAACCAAAACAACGTTCGATGTTATACAAGACGTTTCCGCAAAATTGGCAGAATTGCCGGATAATGCGGCAACGGTCGGGGCTGCAATTGCAGATATATTCGGGGGTCCCGGAGAGGACGCCGGATTGCAGTATTTGCGCACGTTGAAAGATATTTCAACAAACATGGACGAAGTAAAAGGGAAAGCCGGAGTTTTGGCGCAATTGCAGGAGGAACAATTGCAAAGCCAAATTGAGTTGCAAAACGCATTATCCGGGTTGTTTGACGCAACCGGAGGAAATTTTGAAACGTTGACAACGAAAGCAAAAGTTTTTGTTAACCAAGGATTAACGGCGATAATAAAAGGGGTTATTGATGTTATCAACTACTTTATTGAGTTATACAATGAAAGTGTTTTGATACGTGCAATTTGGAATGGGATTGTTGCCGGATTCAAAACAACGTTTGATACGTTGGGAAATGTGTTTGGATTCTTTATTGATATTGTCAAAGCAACCGGAACGGCATTAAAAGGCGCATTTACATTGAATTTTGACGATGTAAAAAAAGGATTATCAGATTACGCAGCGGCATACGGAAATTTGGTTAAAGCCCAAGTTAAAGACATAACAGAAAATTTCCAAGAGGGTTTGGAGGGTATGCAAAAGAAAATAAAACCGTTAACAATCCCTGTTTCTGTTGGAGATACCCCGACGCCACAAACAGACAATAAGCCCGTAACGACACAGAACCCAACCGTAACGCCAAGGGGTAAAAGCGATGCGGAAAAGGCAGCAGAACAACAAGCAAAGCAAATTGAAGCGGCTTATAAAAAGAATTTGGAGGCAACCCGGAAATTGCAGGATGCACAATTGCAGTTGGAAACCGACGAATGGGCAAAACGTCGGCAGCAAACGCAATATCAGTATTCCCGACAGATTGAGGATTTGCAACACCAATTACAGACCGAAAAGGATTTGAACGAAACCGGACGGCAGGCGATAAACGCAACAATTACGGCGTTAGAACAACAGCAGACAGAGGCGTTGTTGAAAATAGAGCAAGAACGGCAGTTGCAAGAATTGGCATTGCAGAAAGAAAGCATTGAATTACGTTTGCAAGCGGTTAAGCAGGGAAGCGAGCAGGAACGACAATTGCGTATGCAGTTGTTAGAGAATGAAAGACAAACAGCATTGTTGCAGAATGAGCAAAAGCCGACCGGACAACAGCAGGACGCCGGGGTAATTAATGCCGGATTTAACGTTAAGGGAAGCGCAATTGCCGACGAATATTTGCAAGTGCAATTAATGATGTTTGACCAACAACAAGCGTTGGCGCAATCTGAATTTGATTTATTAAGAAATTCAGAAGCCCGGAAAACCCAATTCCGTTTGCAGGCAGAAAAGGAACGTTTGCAAAAGGTATTAGAATTGAACGAGCAAGCAGCCAATAAATTGTCTGATGTTGAAGTACAAACAATTCAAAACACAATAAAAAAGATTGACCAAGAAATTGAGCAGTCAAAAGGAGAGGAACGGGGCAACGATATATACGGTTTGTTTGGGCTGAATTTGGACGACGACCAAAAGGAGGCAATAAGTACGTCCGTATCCTTTGCAATGGAGCAATTACAGGTATTTTTAGATGCGAAATTGCAAGCTGCCGAAGCCGCCGTAAATGCCGCCGACAAAGAGGTTGAAAGCGCACAACGCACGTTGGACGCCGAAAGGGAAGCACGGGCGAACGGTTATGCCTCAAACGTGGTTATGGCACAAAAGGAGTTGGATTTGGCAAAGAAAAACCAAGAAAAGGCATTAAAAGAACAGCAGAAAGCGCAAAAACAGCAGGCGGCAATACAGACTTTGCAGCAAATAGGAAACATGGTAACGGCAACGGCGTTGATTTGGTCGCAATTGGGTTTCCCGTGGGCGATTCCGGCAATTGCCGTTATGTGGGCAAGTTTTGCAGTGTCTAAAATTAAGGCGGCGCAATTAGCTAAACAGACCGGAGGAAACGGAGGAACGGAAACATACGGCGATGGAACGGTTGAATTATTGGAGGGTGGTTCGCACCAAAGCGGAAATGATGTTGATTTGGGAACCAAACCGGATGGAACCCGGAGGCGTGCCGAGGGCGGGGAATTTTTCGCCGTTATCAATAAACGTAATTCCCGCCGTTTCCGTCGTTTAATCCCGGACGTAATAAATAGTTTGAACCGGGGAACATTCCCCCAAAAGTACCTTAATGCCTACAATACCGACGGCATTAATGTAACGGTTCAACAAAATAACGCACCGGATTTGCGGGATTTAAAAGACGATGTAAGAGAGATTAAGGAACAAAACCGCCGCCGTCGTTACGTCGATGGCAACGGCAATGTTATTGAGGTTTACAAGAATTTGACACGTAAAATTAAAAATTGATATGAACCCTATTTATAGACATTCATTTGTAAATGCGTTTTTGGCAAACGGGGCGATAAGTAATACAACCGGGAACATAAACGGGAATAATACAAATTTCTATTATACCCGTACTTTTGTTCCGGTTGGTAACGTGTACCCCCGCAAATTGTTTCAGAATTACACCTCGCAAGCCGGGGGCGCATTTTATGACAGCAATAAAAAGATTATCGGCGGTTGGGGAAGCGACCCGACCGCCACAAATACGGAATTTGATATACCAAGCAACGCCGCATATATCCGGTTTAATGTAAGCAAAGCGCAATACGCCAACGGAACAGCATGGTTGAAGTTGGGGACGTTGGACGCCCCGAACGTCTTACAAGGTCAAACCGTGCATCCGATTTATAAGGACGATTTGGCCAAGGAGTACGAATTAGAAACCAACCAACGGTTTTATCGTGCCAAATTATCCGGCAAAATTACCTTTGTCCGGGATGATTACGACTACATTAACCGCCAATCATTCGATACGGAATTTTTGTATTGCATTGAAAAGAGCGACAACGGCGGGCGTACATGGTTCCAATACTTTCAAGGTAAGTTTATGAAAACCGATTGCACGTTTACCGATTACGAAAAAAAGGTAGTTGTACAACCGGATGCAATCGACGATTATAACGACGTGTTGGCAGGGCTGGAAAAGGAATACAATTTGATAACATTAGCCCCGTCAATCCAACGTATAACCATAAACAAACGCCCGCTTATTCAAATATATGCTCCGGGCGATAGTATTGTTTCGTGTTTTTTGGGCGGTACGAATTGGGAGCAAGACGCAAACGCCACGACCGACCAAAGCGCATTAGTACAAACTTATCATTTTGCTTTATGCAATATATTGAAAGAAATACAAATTACGTCCAACGGTTCCCCGGCGGTAATATCGGGGCTATATACGGGGCGAATGGCAACGGGCGCAAGTGCGGACACATTCGAGGGGAAATTATACCCGGAGTTAAATGTTAATTATTATATCTACATTAAACAAAAACGGATAAGCGGCGGTTTGCCTTTTGGGCTTGCATTAGTTGAGATACGCCGACAATCGGACGACGTGGCAATGTTTCGTTATTCAAAAGCCACAATATCTCCGTTTGATACATTGGAGTTTGATTTAACCGCCGTTGAGGGTTCCGGGGCAACCGGAACAATGCACGCCGATATGAAAAGTTATAATATATACGCCCGGTATTTGTGCGATGTGGAAAAAATAGACGACCTAAATACATATCCATTGCCCGCCGATGATATAGTTGATAATAACCGTAATTATAGGCGTGCGATTGGTTACGCAATCGACGTGGCGTTTATTTCAAACAACTTTTCAGATACCCCGACCGAGTGGGGATTAGCGGACAACGGAAAGTATTTTGCGCCGCCCTATTCCATATACGGACAAACGTTTTATCCAATTGCCCGGTCAACGTGGCGTTATGCGTCGTTGTGGTTTGGGTTTTATCTGATGGATTGGTTATTAGAGGAAAAAGCCCGTAAAGCATATACTTTGCGGGATGCGTTCCCGGTTGCGTCGTGTATATCTGTTTTGCTCAATCAGATTGCGCCGGGCATTACGCACGCAGCCACGGCGGAATATAGCCAATTTTTATACAGTGGAAACAATCCAATATCCGGGTTGAATTTCCGTTTGCTTGTATCACAGAAAACCAATATCATAAATGGGGAATATCAGCAACCCGCACAAAAAGCCCCGACTACATTACAACAATTTACCAATATGTTACGGGATTGTTTCAAATGTTATTGGTTCATTGAGGACGGAAAATTTAAAATTGAACATATCCAATATTTCCGCAATGGCGGTTCCTATTCCGGCGAGGCTATATTAAGCCACGATTTGACAAAGGAATTGAATTTGCGCAACGGGAAACCGTGGGCGTTCAACACGTCGGAATATTCGTTTGATAAGGTCGATTTGCCCGAACGTTACCAATTTGAATGGATGGACGACGTTACGGCGGCTTTTGAGGGATTGCCGATACAAGTAATTAGCAAGTATGTAACGCCCGGAAAGGTTGAGGAAATTAATATATCAAATTTCACGTCCGATATTGATATGATGTTATTAAACCCCGGCAACATGAGTTCCGACGGGTTCGCCTTGTTTGCCGCCGTTCCGCCAACGTCCGGGTCGCAATGGATATTACCATTTACCCGCCAAACTATTAACGGGGTCGAATACTTTTTGCAAAACGGATATTTGGCGTTTATAAATCTGCAATCCCCGTATTGGTTATATGATTTACCCGCCCGTCGTGTATCAATAAACGGTTCCGAGGTTTACGCCAATGGCATTGAGAGAAAGAAGAAACAAACGTTTAGTTTTCCGGCAAATGACGACCCAAACCCGATGCAGCTAATAAAAACATATATCGGCAACGGTCAAGTTGAAAAACTTTCAGTAAATTTGTGTAGTAGAAATATAAAAGCAACGTTGAAATATGATACAGAATAACAATATAAGCGTTTTACCGTGGTACACGTCAATAAATGAACAGAACCACAGAAAAAGTTACGCATACGGAGCAATTTACCCATTATTTGCCCCGGCTGATAGATTGTTACCGTTTCAGATAATCAGAAACACACGGTCAAACAATGTTACGTCAGTGGTATTGTATGAAAAGACCGGAAAGCAAGTTGCAAACATAACAACGTACATGAAAGAAACCGGATTGCAGATTGTTCGGTTTCAAACGTTGGGTTATGATGTTATATTGTACCCGTCAATATTACCCATGCCATTAAATCAGTTGGACGGAATATATTATATGAAGTTGTCGGATGGCGTGCAAACGTGGTATTCTGAAATGTTCACGGTCGTACAAGATGTTTCCGGTTACTTAAAAATACAATGGTGGGATATAGAAAATTTGGTATTTGATGCCGGGCAAATAGTATATAAAAACCCGGATTTCAAAAATACGTTGTACCTTTGTACGGAGTTGGGAAAACCGGATTATGAATTTGAAGAAGATGGCGAAGAACGGGACGGATATTTTTTTCCGGAAAAACAAATATCAGTGAAAACGTTTAAATGTACGATATTGGCACCGGAGTACCTTTGCGACGTTATGCGTTTTATTCGTATGGCTGATTACATTCATATAACGGATAAATACGGCAGGGAATACGATTGCGATACGTTTCTAATTACCCCAAAATGGCAGACGCAGGGAGATTTGGCGAGCGTGGAAATAGAATTTCAGACAGCAACCGTCGTTAAAAAAATAGGTCGTGGATATTTATGGGCAAATATTGGCGATTTTAACAGCGATTACAATAATGATTTTAATAACGATTAAATTAATTAGTTATGGCGAATTATCAAGAATTAAAACGAGCGATTGCGAATGTTATAAAAACAAACGGCAATCAAGAAATTACCGGGGCAATACTTCAAAATGTATTAAAAAGTATGGTATCTGTAATTGGAGAAAATGCGACATTTGCAGGAATAGCCATACCCGGCACAAATCCCGGAACACCCGATGCAAATGTATTCTATATAGCAGCAGAAACAGGAAGCTATCCTAATTTTGGAGGTAGTAAAGTAATAACAGATAATGAAATAGCTATTTTTAATTTGGAACATGGCTCTTGGATTAAATATTCTATTCCGGTAATTAAAACAAGCAGGGCTGCGCGAATAGAAGCACAGCAGAATTATTTATTTGCAGCAGCTACAAGCCGTAACGCAAATATAGTTGCAACGGGATATTATCAAGCATTAATTGATGCTTATATTCCATTAACACCGATAGCAGGAGCGAAGTATTATCTTACGGTATTAAATAAGACGAGTAAGACACTTTCATTATACTATACTACAACTGGAGAATCAAGTGGTAATACTAACGTCTATGACTTTAGAGAGGATTCCACCTACGGCAATTACACTTTAATGAAAACCATGGGTAATAATGATGCTTGGGTAATCATTGATTGGAATAAGATGGTTGACAATGCAAGTGGATATTACGAAGGAATGGAACTGAATCCTCGTGTGTTCAAGAATCCGAACTATGATAGCCTATTAGCAATGATTAATACGGCTAACTCAAATATAAGTGCCATTAATAGTGACATTTCAGAAATAAATGGCAGTATTAATGAAACAGATAGCGTGATAGATGTTCTTATGAGCAAATTAGGCTTGACTTATTCCGGATTTACCCTAAAGGAAACTTTGCCTAAAACGGCAATATCGGAACGTGGAGAAACATTTACATCTTCTTTGGAAAAAAGTACAGTACTGAAGTTATCCACGGGGTTGGAAGATGGAACAGCGAGCATATTTCTGAAGTTTAACGGCTATAATATAGGTAATAGCTATTATGCCATAAAAGGTCATGATGGAGAAAATCTAAAAGTTGAAAAGCCCACCCAAGTAGATACAGAAATATCATTCACAGGAGATGTATCAGAGGTTTGGATTGTTGTAAGTTCAGACGATACAAGTTATTCCGGTTATGTATTGTCTGGAGATATTTCCATAGACATACCGCCTACTGATTTTTCAAGCATAATAAACACTGTAATTTCGGAAGACACACTTACCGGATTATTAGTGGCTAATAAGAGAACAAACCTTGAAACGGGTGCGCTGCAACCTACAACAATGTTTTCATATTATAAATATGCGATACCAAAAGGGGCATTGAAAGTAAAAACGAAATTAACCACATATCCAAATTGCGGACTTTGCTTCTATGATGAGGATGGGGCATATATTAGTGGCCTTAATGCGACTACCGCAGAGGGTGGCGGACAAACCATTGATTACAACGGGAAGTATTATGAAGTCGATATACCAGCAGGAGCGGCGTCATTAAAAAACTCTGTATTGACAACAGGAGACGGCAGCTATTGGATTGCATATTCAGCAGGAGATATGACATTTATCTTTGATAATTTAGAGAGTAATATTCAAGAGCAGATTGATAAGATAAATGAAAAAATAGAGGTTCAATCAAATCCAGTTTATTTGCCGACATTCCCACAAGTAGCTAATTTCATGCCGCCCAAAAAAGAATTGACAAACCAAATAAAGATACTATTCATAGGCTCATCTTGGCTTATAAACACTTATTGGTATCTCAACAAGATAACACAAGCCGCAGGAATAAATGCGCTAATAAAGACGGCGTTTATAGCTGGAGGAAGTTTCAGTCAATGGATAGACGCCTATAATAATAACACTGCTGTTTCCGGATACTCATCAGAAAATGGGTCTGACTGGTCAGCAAACGGAAATACAGTATTATCTACTTTATTCGCCGAGCAAGATTGGGATATTGTATGCTTCCAGCAAGGTGCATTAGTTGGGCGTATATGGGATAACTATGAAGGCTATTGGAAAGACTGGCTGTCAATCATACGCAGAAATATAAATTCTAAAGCAATTTTATGCTATAATGCAACATGGACTCCCGCAATAAATATTGACGGAATATATACCCCATCAAAAATGGCAGACTTGACGCCATATAATAATGACAGGGATGGGCAGGCATTATGGCAAAAGGATAATAATGAAAATATTGCGAAATTTACGACTTTAGCCGGACTACAAGCCTATATTGCCCCATGTGGTGCGGCTGTATATGCTGCTCGCAGACACCCTGACTTGAAAGATGATAACCATGACTTGGCAGATGATGGCATACACCTCAATAGCGGAATGCCCGCCTATATACCGGCAGCCACATGGTATGAAACATTTCTTGCTCCGATTTATGGAATATCCATCGACACTATTACTTGGATTCCTGACGAAGAAACCCAGAAGTGCGCAGTATCTTGGGATAATTATACAGCTATGACGGAGCAACACAGACAAGAAATTTGCAAGATTGTAAAACTTGCTGCTTCTGATAGATTAGGGCTTAGAGTTTTGTGATAATTATTTTTCAAATGAGATATTTATCGGTATATGTGCAGCGAAATTAAAACTAAATAGTTATGGCGGTTGACAACCGCACGGAATTTATGTTGTGCGAGATTATAAAGCAATAACAAAACGGGGGCGGTTTACCGCCGCCCCTTAACTCTTTATTTATGGACGATATGGATAAAATTTTTAATTGGGAACAATGGCGTATGATATTCGCCACGTCGTTAAGCCCGGTTTTAGCCTATTTAACCCCAACGGCGGGATTTATGTACGCATTGATTATAATGTTTGCTTTCAATATTTGGGCGGGTATGCGGGCGGATGGGGTAAGCGTAAGGCATTGCAAAAATTTTCGTTTCAGTAAGTTTAAAAACGCATTGGCGGAATTGCTTTTGTACGTTACCATTATACACGTTATTTATTCGGTAATGCTGCAATGTGGGGATAATGAAGCCGCCAAAATAGTAATTAAGTCGCTTACATACGTTTTCATGTACGTATATTTGCAAAACGCATTCCGCAACCTTATTAAAGCATATCCAACAAAGGTTGCGTTGCGTATTATTTACCACGTTATCCGGTTGGAGTTTACACGGGTATTGCCGGGATATTGGCAACCGATAATTGAGAGATACCAACGGGAACACGATAGCGATATTATTAACGATAAAAAAAAGGAGGGCGAACAATGAACCAAACAGAGATTTTAAAGTATTTGGAGGGGCAAAAAACAACCCGGACGATTACGGATTTGATTGTACATTGCACCGCAACCAAGCCGGGCGCAAAAGTCAACGTTGATGTTATCGACGGTTGGCACAAAGAACGGGGATTTAAGAAACAACCCCAAAGCGGGCGAATTTGCGGTTATCATTTTGTTGTATTGCCGGACGGGACGATTGAAACGGGGCGTTATCTTTCCGAGATTGGGGCGCACGTTTCCGGGCAAAATTCCCGTTCTATTGGCATTTGTTACGTTGGGGGATTGGATGCCAACGGCAAAGCCGCCGACACACGCACGCCGGAACAAAAAGAGGCGTTATTATGGTTGCTTATGCGTTTAGTTGTTATGTTCCCGGATGCAACGATTAAGGGACACCGGGATTATTCCCCGGATTTGAACGGCGACGGCATTATTGAGCCGTGGGAGTATATTAAAGAATGCCCGTGTTTTAATGCGGCAATTGAATATAGTAACATTTAATTTTGTGCCATTATGACAAAGAAATACAAAAAGGAGTTCGTTAATCATTTACACGGCAAACGCATGAAAAAGTATATAATATTGGCGGCAATCATTATGGCGGTTGCCGCCGCCTTTTGGGTGCAACACGCCAAAATAAAGAGGTTGACCGAGGAACGGGACAAATACCGGAGCAATACCGAAATACTATTGCAGGACGTCAAGACGTACCAAACGAAAGACAGTTTGAACGCAATCAAAGTCGGGAATTTGGAGTTGTCATTGGCGGAATACAAAAAGTACCGGGCGGAAGATTTGGCGTTGATAAAGACATTGCAGGCAAAGAACCGGGATTTGGAACGGGTTACAACAGCCCAAATGGAAACAATCAACGAATTGCGGGCAACCGTCCGGGATAGTGTTGTATATTTGCCCGGCGATACGGTTACAACCGTTTTACGATGCGTCGATATTGTCGAACCGTATTTTGAGTTGCATGGATGCGCCACGCCGGACGGACAATTTACCGGGACGCATATAAACCGGGATAGTCTGTTGATTGTCGAAACGGTGCAATACAAACGTTGGTTGGGTTTTTTATGGAAAACAAAGAAAATCAAAAATCGGCAAATTGATGTAGTTAGCAAAAACCCCGCAACAAAAATATTGGGCGTTGAGTTCGTAACCATAGAAAAGTAACTTTTATTGTTCATGATACCGAGAAACGGGGATTGTAACCAAGCGTTGCAACCCCGTTTTTGTTTTTGCCCGTTTTTAGCCCCGTATTTCGATTATTTTGTTTGAATGGATAAAGTACCCACCCCGGCAAATAAAGTGGCTTAAAATGAAAATTCGTCAAAAATAACTTTGCATACCGTGAATAAAGTAATTAAAAATATTCTTTTTATATTTGCACCGTCAAAAATGCAAAAATAAAGAATATGGAAATTTGGAAAGATGTAACCGGATATGAGGGTTTATATTTAGTTAGTTCATACGGGCGTGTTAAGTCTGTTAAAAGTGGGTTGATATTGAAGCCGACCCAAAAGAATTGCGGCGGATTGCAATTAAAGTTGAGTAAAAACGGAAAGTCGAAAGGTTTTCAAATTAGCCGATTAGTTGCAATTGCTTTTATCCCCAACCCGGAGGGCAAACCATGTGTTGACCATATCGACGGGGTGCGTTTTCATAATTTCGTTGAAAATTTGCGTTGGTGTACATACGACGAAAATATGAATTATGAATTAGCCATTGCCAACAAAACACGATACACGGATAAAATACAGGGGTTAGGATACGACGGAAAAGTTGTTGTTGAGTTTGCCAACTATAAAGAGGCGGTAAAAAAGGGGTTTAATCGTTCATTGATAAAAAAGAGTATCGACACGGGAAAGCCATACAAAGGAATTTACTACAAATACCAAAAAATAAAAGAAAATTCTTTTGGTAGTTAAAATAAAATGCCCTATCTTTGTGCCATGTTAATAAAACGACCGGGCGTTTTCCCGGCAACAAAAAGAGCGATACAATGAAGCCCGCAGATATTTACAACGGTTTGGAATATACAACAAGAGAGATTAACCGTACTTTCAAAATCAAAGTAAACGGATTGTTCAACGGCAAAAAGATTAACACGTTGGTTGGCGTTTCCGGTTTGATTAAGTTAGTAGGCGTTGAAATGGCGAACAAGTTATTGCGCCGTGCTTTCCGTTGTGTCAAAGACGCCGAACATTGTAAGTTGCGCCGGGGTTTGAAAATATCCTTTTATTATTACTAATCCGACCGGGCGGGTTCCCGGAACCAAATAAATTTCAAATATGGAAACAAAGAAAAGAACACAGGCGACGGACATTGCCGAGATTGCAACCAAGTTAGACGGCAAAGTTAAATTTTCGTCAATCATTTACAGCCAACAAATGTTGTCGGAGAAATACCGGGAAACAGGGGTAAACGATATGTATTTTATCGGCAAAAAATTTGGGTTGTGGTTTTATACAAGCCGGGCGGCATTAGATAGCCTTTGTTATCTGCAAAACCCTAAATTCCCGACGTGGGTATTGTGCGAAAATTCATTGAGTTTGTACGAAATAAGATAATAACCCGCCGGGGGTTCGTCCCCCGGCACAATAACAAAGATTATGGCAAAGTATATTTTGAGCAAGAAAGCGAAAGGCAAAAAGTATCAGTACACCGTTACCGACGAAAAAGGCAACGTTATTTCAACAAGAACGTCCGCCCGTGATTATGTGGCGTGTACCGCCAACGGCGAATTTTATTTTGGGCGGTTGGACTTAATCGGCAAAGGCGACCACGGCAAAGGGTTGAGCCGTACGACGGAAATATTGGCAAACCCCGAACGGGCGTATAAAAAGCAAGTCGCATACTTTGTACCGTCTTATCGGAAAGAATGGATTGCCGAGAACCCCGCCGACGAATGGATTGCCCGCAATGTTAATTTGGCGACCGAACGCCAAAAGGAATTAAACGCAATCGCATATTTACAGCCGGGGGAATAACCCCGGCTTTGCCTGTTATGGAAAGAAAATATATATATTCGGTGTCATTTGGTAAGGATAGTTTGGCAATGTTGTTAATGAGATATGGGAGCGATAAAAAGGAAATGCGATAATTGCGGCAAAGAGTACAACGCCGATACCCGCAATTTTCGCCGGGGTTGGGGGCGTTGTTGTTGTAAGAGTTGCGCCGCCCAATTGAGGGAAAATAAAAAGCCGGGATATAATCCGAAACGGGTTGCAATAAATAACGTCCGGCGTCAATGTTGGACGGATTGCCCGGAAACGGAACGTTACCCGTTTAGTTATGACGGGGCAGATTTCGACCAATGGGGAGATTGCGAATTTGGAATACATGATTAAAACGAGAATATGGAAAGCGTAATTATTGAGGAAATGCGGGCGTTCTTACGATTGGATTTGCCCGACAGACAAAGACAATATTTTACCGATACAATCGCCGTCGCAAAACGTGTTGAGGTCGTAAAAGCGGCGGACGTATTCGATGAATGGGAAATTGAATTGATACGCCGGACGGTTCGCCCGGTAGTCAAAGGGTGTTATAAAAATGCGCATTTGCTGACGTTGTTATTTCCCGACCGGGTGCAATACGTTGAGGGCAAAACGAACGCATTTATACCAATCGACCACGCATTTAACCGGGTCGGGGACAAATATATTGACATTACGTTTGAGTTCGCATTGGAGTTAGACCCAACGCAATACGAATATGTGGCGTTTGGGGAATATCCGGCGGACGTTATACAAACCATTGTTAAGCAAACGGGGTATTATGGCGATATATACCGATTTTGTTATTGTGCGGCGCAAATGGCGTTGGAAAAGATGAACCCCCGGACGTAACAGATACGCCGGGGGTCGGTACGCAGTAACCGAGAGCGATTTTTGGTAATGCGGTATTGCAAAGGTAGGTTAAAAATCGGATATTCCACGCACCCGGCAAAAATGATTTCACGAAACAAAGATTATATTTTTGGTAATTAAAAAATTCTTTCTACCTTTGCAGAACAAAAGATTAACAGCCTACCCGGAGGGATACCGGGAAATGATATGAAAATAAAAGAAAGTGAGCAATTAAAGATGTTGGCGACCGAAAGCGGGAAAACAGCCAACCAAGTATCCGAAACAATCGTTACGGAGTTAATCAACAAACAGATTATCGAGGACATAAGCGACAATTGGGGGTTCCCGGTCGCCTATTGTTACGAACGGGATGTTACCGTTGTGGAAATGGTGGACGTTATCCGGGCAATTGGTATTTCCCCGGTTCGTTCCGTCCATTTGGACGCCCTGTTGGAATGTGTATTGATTGGCGACGATGATTGCCCGGAGTGTGGCGGGGAAATGGAAGTTACAGACGGCGAGTATAGACGTACCGGAGGCGACGGATATTTGACCCCGCCGGAATATAGCCCAATTTGGGAGGAAAAAACGTGCCGAAATTGCGTATACAAAGAGAGCAACGAACCAAGTTATTAACAAAAAAATTTAAGTTATGTCATTGAGATTAAGAGTAAACGAAGCAATCGCCCGTTCCGAGGCGAACGGGAAAAAGGTTTTGAAAAAGGACATTGCCGCCCGTCTTTTCGAGGGTGCAAGCGAGAGCGCACAACAGGTAAATATGACGAATTTGTGTAACGGCACAACCAAACGGATTGTCCCGGAATGGGTTGTAATTATCTGCAAAATGTGTGATTGTTCGGCGGATTATTTATTTGGGTTGTGCGATGAATAGGAAAAAGATAATTGAAAAGATGGAACGTATTGCAGATGCGTTCTTTTCTGAAAAATTCCAAGCAAAATTATATTTATGGGTTTTTGGAATGATGGGCGTATTTTGTTTTATAGGCGGATATTGGAATAATATCCATTTTCTGTTTTCTGCAATGTGTGGATTAATGTGTTATGTAACAATAAATGAATTAAAGAAATGAGAGCGAAAAGAAAAGAACAAAAAGACATGAGTATTGCAAACGCAATAGGTAGTGCAGGGAATGCGGTTAAAAAGTTAGCGGAAGCAATGGGAAATTTGCCCGCTGATAAATTCCCGGAAATTGACGACGAACAACAAAAGATTGTTCCGGATATGGAGGCGTTGGAAATAGAGCAACCCGCCGGGGCTTATGAGATTTTGCCGGGTATGACCGTTGAGGAAATGAAAGCAATGTTCTTTGACGGCGCATTGATAGAACCGCCGTATAAAGTATGGCAGCTAAACAGCAAAGGACACCGATATTATTACA